GATACCTCCGATCCGGACATCCTTTCGGAAGAAGAATGGTGTAATTATGCCAATATGCCATCACCTTCTGCTTATATGGATAATAGCTAAAGCTAGTGTCTGAGTAGTTATAGACTTTGGTGATACCTTTATACATGACATAGGTAGATACCATAAGAGAGATAGGTATATTACCTAAGGTAAATGCCAAATGATCATTGACATAGTTGAAGTGTATTAAGAAATATATACGTATATGTTTAAATATTTATATAGGTATATTTTTATATAGAGATATATAGAGCGTGTATAAATACACATGATAATGTATGGAAAAGTAAGGGTTAATAACAGGCCTGTGTGTCTGTCCAAACTTTTTTCTCTATATAGGGGATATTCCCGCTATTCTCACGCTGTCCTCACGGCATCCTCACTACGTCCTCACGCTGTACAGGACCTCACGCCGTCTTCCCGCCGTCTATATGTATATCTCGCCGTACCGTGCTATATATAGGATTATCTATGGTAGAGTTGTTATTCTGAGTGATTATTCGTATCTTATCTATAGAGGTATTAACTAATGTATCTTCAGTTCTATGGCAAGAAATGCTTACTCTATTGTTCATCCTATGTTTTTAAAGGTAGTCAAGACCATAAACTCATCAGAAAACCTAGAACATATTAATTCTAGCTATGCAATGATAGATAATTTCCTTACTTACGTAGAAAAATCAGAGGAATTAGGGGAATTTCCTGTAGGATACAATAGAGCCGTACTGGCTACCTACTATGGACAAGAGCTTACTAGGGCGATACATCACCAAATCGGAGTATGTGCTTCTAAGGACTAGGTATATTCACTGTTTATTCAAGCTCTATTCAACCTATTCAACCTCTATTCAAGCTTTATCAAGCTTCTCTATTCAACCATTCAACCTTTTATAAGCTATATAAGGGGTTTTAGTATATATTATGATATAGTTGCTTTTTTTTACCACTCACCTCTTATTTAGAATGAAAATAAATTAAAAATAACTAGTGAAATAGTTGCTATAACGGATGTTTGTTCGTATATTTAGGTATATTAATACTTAAAAAAATAAAGGTTATGAGAAATTCTATTAAATTATCCGATTATCGTCCGTTCTATTATTTTAATTCTGAATCTAGATTAAATAAACTAGATAAATCTACAATGATCAAAATTAATAATATTACTCATTATAAAATAAAATAATGAGGACTATATTAAAAGTAAATAAAGTAGATAATAAAAAGGTTTGGTGTAAGAATGGTAATTCCGGAAAAGAAATTATCATTCCTATATCAAAAGTTAAATTTATTACTACTGATAAATCATTTGTTGAATTAAAAAAATAATAATGACTAAAAAGGAACTAAAGAAACAGGAAACTAAAAAGGTATTGAATATGTTAATTAATGTATTTAATATATATAATATCGAAAGAGATAATCAGTACTTTCAATTTTGGTCTGATTATAAATCTCATAGATTCCAGCTTCAAATGGATACTAGGGGATATGATATTAGTGGTTGGGATAGTTTAGAACTGCAAGGAGATGGTTGGTCTCAAGAAGATATAGATAAGCAAAAGTTTGCTGTTGAATTTGAAGATTTGATGAATAAATATGTTAGTAAGTTAGTTGCTTCTTAACATATTTTTTCTTATATTTAGATATATTAATAATTAAAAAAAATAAAGGTTATGAATAAAATTATAGATGGTTGTGTTTGGGATAGTGAAATAGATAAGTGGGTTCCGGAAGAAGATTTTAAAGATAAGCTTACTGTTTTTCATGATACTGATGCTCCTAGTACTGGTGGAACTTGGAAAGTTGGTACTTTATATGGTCCGAATTATAGTCAATTAGTTAATTTTTTAGGAGATCCGACTTTTCCTAATGAAAGTGGTGATGGTAAGGTTCAGAAAGAATGGGTTGTTGAATTTAATGATCAGTTATTTACTATATATGATTATAAGACTTATAGTTTATATGAAACTACTAATACTTTAGATAGCTGGAGTGTTGGCGGTACTAGTTATGCTGGAGATTTAATTGATTATTTAAAAGTTCAGATAGATAAAATGGAATTGCCATTCTAAATAAAAAGTACTAGCACTTTCTTTTTTTAAAAGCAACTAAAATAAAGTTGGTACTTACAATTATAGTTCGTATATTTAGATATATTAATAATTAAAAAAAATAAAGGTTATGTTAAAATTAAAAGATTCAAAAAAGAAGTTTACTATTATTTATGAAACTGATGATATGAAAGAAAATCATATTATTGATGGAAAAGTATTATCTGAAGAAGAAAAAGATTTAGTCTTTTTAGGTGATAGAAATAGAGGAGATGTTTTTATTTTATCTTCAGAAGATGATTTAGAAGAATGGATTGAAATGATGGAATGTTGTATTGAAGATGAAGAAGAGTTTAATGAAAAGTCTGAAGATTTAGGATTGTCTAACTATTTTGATTACGTATAATATGAAGAAGTCAGATATAATAAAAGTATTAGAAAGAAATTTAAAAGTACTAAAAGATTCTAATATACCGGAAAAGATTCCTCTATATCATACTATTGATACTGGAGGATATAGTGACGACTGTCATCAGATTTATCATTTTGATATGGGATTTTCTTATGATGAAGATGAAGGTATTTTATTTTTAGAATATTTTGGTGACGAAAATCCGGGTACTAATGGAGTTCCTGGAATTGGAATGTATCTTGATCATGATGAATTCATGGAAGAAGTTGCTAATATGAAAAAAAATTCGTAAATTATGATTATGAAAAAATTAGACCCTCCTGTAGATAAGAAAAAGTATTTTGAGATTCCGAAAGGATTGTCTGAATATGAAAAATCTAAAGTTAAGTATACTCCTACTCATTTTACTTTTACTAAATTAGAAGATGGAAGATATAAAGGATTTGATAAAGTTACTTACTATAGGAAAAAGCTATTATAAAAAGTTGGATCTTAAATATAATATTCTTATATTAAGGTATAATTAAAAAACAAATAAAGGTTATGAAAAAAATTGAATTAATTCGAGAGATTCTCGAAAAGAAGAAAGCTGAAGAGAAAAAGTTTGATTCTAAATTAAGAGGATTAAAAGATAAGAGAACGAAAAAGCTAACTGAAGAAATGGCTTCTTATTTTTCTGAAGTATTAACTGATCCAGATGGTGATGGTTATATAGAGGTAAGTGGTAATTATATTTACTTTAAAATGAAGCATGAAGATTATTCTTATCCGAAAGAAATATTGTCTTTATCTTTAAGAGGAAAAAGCTTTAGGGATGATGATATAGATAGAATTGAGACTGGTTTTTATTCGACTACTGAAAATAGTATATTTGAGTTAAATAGAATGGTAGTGATTGGAAAAGTAGGTCAGATCTTATTAGATTATTCTGATGATATTGTTGCTTGCTGGAATAAAATTATAGATGATTTTAAGAAAGATATAAGTAAGACTAGAAGAGCTTTATGGGCTAAAGAAGCTGAAGTAAGAGAGATTGAATATGAGATTAAAGATCTTGAAAGAATAGCTCTTAAAGATAAGTTGTTGGCAGATGGTGTTGAGTTTACTGAAGGTATTACTTTAGGAGCTAGATGGAATTGGGATATCAGAAATGTGATGGGTATAAAAGTTACTAGAGTGACTCCATCCGGAAAGTCTTATGATCTTGAATTGCAAGTTAAGAGAACTAGATGGAATGAAAATAAGAAAGATTATGTTGAAAAAATCGAGCCCTTATTTGCTAAAGCTGTAAAAGCTTATAATGTTGATACTGCTGTAAGTTATAATAAAGAAAGAATTAAAAGTTGACCCTTTGTTTTTTAATTGAGAAATAGTTGGGGAGGAAGTTGCCTCCCTGACTTATTTTTCTTATATTTAGGTATATTAATAATTAAAAAATAAAAAAGGTTATGGAATTATTTATGAATGTTTTACAGTATTTTGCAGGTGTATTATTTGTTGTTTGTTTATTAGGTTTTATAGGAGTGTATATGGTATTCTTATATAAGTTAGCTAATGAAGTAGGCAGAAAAATGTATAATTTATCTACTGAATTATATACTAAAGTAGTTGGAGCTTAAATCTAAAGTTCTTATATTAAGGTATATTAAAAAATAAAGGTTATGATAAATTTGACGAGTAAAGAAATTAAAGGCTATTCTAATTCTAAAATAGCTAAATCCGAAAATAATGATTGTTTTGTACGAGCGTTAGCTGCTGGATTTGAGATCAGCTATAATGATGCTCATGCGATAGCTAAAGAAAGATTTAATCGTCCTGATAAGAAAGGAACTAAAAATCATGAGATCGTTTCTGGAATGAAGAAGATTCAGGAGGAAGGATTAGTTATAGGAGATGTAATAGCTAAAGTAAAAGTATTAAAAGGTCTAGATATTAAAAATAGATATAAGCTTTACGGAGAGCTAATAGATAGAAAGAAGACTGTTAAGAGTTTTATTAAAGATCATCAGAAAGGTAATTATATTGTTACTGTCAGCAAGCATGCATTTGTAGTTAAGGATGGTAAGTTAATCGATAATTTTGGAGAAGAGTTTAGACCTACTAGAAAGGTAGATGGAGCTTACGAGATCTCTTTACCAACAGACACCATACAGCTATCTCTTTTTAACTAAAGAGGTAGTTGCTACTTACAATTATATTTCGTATATTTAAGTAAATAAAAAAATAAAGGTTATGACTAAAGAACAATTTTTAAATGGAACTTCATTCTCATTAGATGGTGACTATAGCAATACGACGACTTATAAGTATAGAGCTGATGGAGCTAGATGTGGAGGTCTAGAAAGAGAGTATAGAATGTATAATGATGTTAATAATATATTGATATCAGATCATCTATTCAATATAGAGAAGGTAGGTAGTAAGATGGTTCATCTATATACTTTCCTATTAGGAAGAAAGATAGTAGATAGAATTAGATATAAAGACATGATTGAGTTTCCGGAGCAAGTTAATAGCTAGCTTCCGGAGACCTTACATCCGGTAGACGGCATGGTGACGGCAGTCTTATAGAACAGTGACGGTATTGTTCCCTATAGCGTCGTGAGAGCTGTCGTGAAAGCCATACCTAGTAGTATATATCTCATAACTTTTCACTATATAGTGGTATATATGTATATATTACTTATTAATATCTTCCTTACTCTTCCTATAAAATAACAAACACCCCACTAAAAGAGGTATTATATAGTGAGTTATATTAGCTCTCTCAGGAAAAAAGAGTAGAGTAACACTTATTTGTATCATCATAACTATGATCATAAGCATTATTACAATCATTACAACAGGATCTTTCATAATACAACCTTTATTATATAGAATAATATAAGAACTTTTTGTATAAGAAACAAGAAATCTTAAGAAAAAAAATTTGGCAATTTTCTCTATATATGGGTTTATTGTACAATATGTCAAAGAACGTATAGTGCTGGTAATTCTATGGTGCTTTCCATATAATAATATACGAACTATTTATAGATAAAGCAACGATAAGGTGCATAAACTTGATCCACATACACTTTTTTCCATCTTTGAACAAGGAGATGAAGAAATCTATAGAGAGAATAACGTTTCAGAACTCTTAGATAACCCTTATGTTCTTATAGGGATGGTAGTGACAGGAGTTGAAAACTTTTATACGATTGATGAAATGTATAAGATGAAACACCCGAAACCTTATTCCAGAGTAAGATACAACATACAGCTTAAGTATTTCAATAGATTATACAAGTATCTTAATAGAGTCACATCGACAGAGGTAGATACAATATATAGAATAGGTACAGACTTTGAAATAGATAGATCACTTAATGCTATAAATGAATTATTATTTTTTTATCAAGATATAGAGCATTACGAAAAATGTACGGTAATAAAACGTTATTCCGACCTTTTAATCGATAGAAAGTTGGAAACTTTAATATAAATTCATATATTTAATTATAAAACGGTTATATTTTACATTATGTTAGATTTTCTTATATTTTACAGTTTAGTAGGAGTTATTATATCAATTATAGTTAACGGTACGTTATGGGCTATGTATAAGCCTATGTTAACGTTTACCGAAAATTTAGCTACTATTATACTATGGCCGACGGTTATATCAAGTTTTATCAACAGTATGAACGGTGTAGAAGAAGAATAAGGATAAAAAAAGGTCATGTTAACGGATAATATTACATTAAAAGAAGCTTTGAAGCTTGAACAGCAAGGAAAAATATTTATATTTGATTCGGGTGAAGATATAGATTATCATGAAAGAGCTGAAGAGTGGCAAGATAATTTCTTTCAACTAAGAACCAAAGCCCGTAATGTACTACCTCAGAATATTGCAGAGCATTTTAATGCTCGCTATTTAATAGAACTCAGAACTAAAGTTAACGACTACACCTTTCAATGGAAATTCCTTAGAGGTATCGAGAATACCAGCGCTGATGAGACAATACAAGATAATATAGAGTATGTGTATGCTCTAACTAATAAAGGGTATCCTGATCTAATTAAAATAGGTATGACTCGTAATACTCCTGAACATCGTGTAAGGCAGATTAATGGTACCGGTACGGTCAACCTATGGGAGGTTAAGTTTGCTTTACCTGTCAAACCTGGCAACGGTATGAAAGTAGAAGGTCAAGTACATAAGTACTTTAAGAAACAGAGATTTCATGCAAAGAATGAAAACGATAGAGAAATGTTTAATATAGATATTTTTACTGCTATAGATAAGATTAGAGAAATAGGTTCTATTTTTCAAGCAGGTAATCCTAAACTTTACTAAAAACCGCGGTGCAACTTCGCGCGTTTGCGCGGCGGCTTCGCCGTTAAAAGATTTTTACACCCCCACAAAAAATACGAGAAAAAGTTGGTAACTTACTTATTTTTTCTTATATTATATAAATAAATAAAATGGTTATGAAAAAATTGAAATTATTATTATTAATTTTTGCTGCTATATTTGTAGCTTGTTCCGAAGATGAAATCGTTCCTTCTCTATGCCTAGATGGTGATTGTGATGGTAAATTATATATACCCTTTCCTAAGGATAGTAACGGTTATTACCATGTAGATTTAGATTTTAACGGGGAGTATTTACCTAGATTTGATATTTATGTAGAAGCAGACGATGTTGATCCGTATTTCTTTTACAACGACATTGGAGTAGTACAATCAGCATTTGAATCTTCTTCATATTGGGTATTACCAAACGGAGTTGAAGTTGATTTAGTTCAGAATACTACCTTTTATTTGAACAATTCGCCACACAATACAGAATATACTCCTTCTATCTTAGGCCGCAAATGGGGTAAACGTATTGTAGGTCCTATTCCAGACGAATTTATAGGCGATACTATTACAATTCGAGCAGAAATATATTGGGATGGAGGTTCAAAAAGTAAAAATCAACTCTTTGAAGAAAAATTTATTATAGAATAGTTGTTTTTTTGAATTATTTTTATTACCTTATTAATATTATTATTATAGTTAATATATTTAATAATTAAATTTTTAAAAAATATAAATTTATATGAGAAATAAAATATCAATTACTAATAAATTAGAAAGTATAGATTCCGAGCTACAAAAACTAAACTTTTTTATCAAAAGCGGGGATAGAGATTCTTCTTTACAGAGCATTGGCTACATAAAAGAAATTTATAGTGATATTTTAACTCTACTTAATACAGAAACTCAAGATTAAGCATGTTAACAGCCGAGCAAATACAAAAAAATTACGATAAGCACCTTAAGATTATCGACCATTACTTAGGTGGACGTGCTATTCAGTGTAAAGAAATGTTAAAACATATGGAAGACACTTACGTAATGGCTCCTGCAAGTGGAAAATCTTGGCATCATAATGCTTTTGCCGGTGGATATGTAGATCACGTCAATAGGGTTATTCAATATGCCTTAGAGCAGCACAAACTCTACAAAAAGATGGGAGGAAATATAGACTATACCGAAGAAGAGCTAGTCTTTTCAGCTTTATTTCATGACTTAGGAAAAATAGGAGATGGAGATACTGAAAACTACATAGCACAGACTGATAAATGGAGACAAGATAAGCTTTCAGAGATGTATACTTATAATCCTGATTTAGATTTTATGCTCATTCCAGATAGATCTCTATTTATATTACAAAAATTCGGTATTAAAGTAAATCAAAAAGAGTTTTTAGCCATCAGATTACACGATGGTGTATATGATAAAGCTAACGAAGCGTACTTCTTTAGTAACATGGAATCTTCTAGACAAAAAACATCTATAATCTCAGTGCTCCACTCAGCTGACTACTTAGCTTCAAAGGTAGAGTACGATTTATGGAAAAAAAACGGAGGTTCCTCTAAACCTAAAACTACAAAAACACAGTCTTCTACAGGAAAAAAAGTAAATTCTTCAAAAGGCCTCACAAATATGTTAAAAAACTTATAAAAAATGTTGGTTATTATAATTATTTTAGTTATTATTAATATATTCTTAGGATATGCAATATATAACCTATTAAGAAAAGTAGAAAAATATGAAGATATAACAGTGGATCAAACAGAATATCTTCAAACTATATCAAATTTAATTAAAGATTCACAAAAGCACCTAGAAAATCTTGACAGAAAAGGGGTATTCCAATCAGATGATGAGGTCGGTTATTTTTTTGAACAAATGCAAAACGTACAGAAAGAGCTAAACCGATATATGCTCCCCGAAAATTATGGCAAGAAAGAAAGCGAGTAGTAACTACTTCACTAAAGAAACAGAAGAATACATAAAATTATACAACGTATCTAAAGACTCAGACTATCGAGCTAAGATATTCACTGATCATATTTATTTTCCTTTTTATAAACTAGCAGAAAATATTATACATACTTTTAAATTCTACTATACAGATGTTGAAAAGATAGAAGACTTGAAGCATGAAGTAGTATCTATGTTGTTAGAAGAGAAAATTATGAAATTTGATCCTGATCATGGAGCCAAAGCATATTCGTATTTTGGAACTATAGTAAAGCGGTGGTTAATAAATTATAATAATAAAAATTACAAAAAGCTTAAACAAATAGGTTCTTTCGATGATATGGAAGAGTCCTATGAAGGGAGTTTAGACGTTAAACTACCAGGGGGTATTACTTTAAGTCAGTTCTTAGATATGTGGGTTGAAAAAGCTTACGATAAATTAGACGAATTATTTTTAAAAGATAGTGAAAAGAAAATAGCAGATGCAGTTTTAACTATTTTTAAAACAAGACATGATTTAGATATTTTTAAGAAAAAAGCTCTTTACATATACATTAGAGAAATGACAGATTGTGAAACTCCACACCTAACAAAAGTAATTTCAATACTAAAAGACGATTTTTATAAAATTTACCATAGGTATCACGAAAAGGGAAAAATTTTAATAAAAGAACTATAATCTATTTATAATAAAAAGATATGGATTCGGATAAAGAAATTTTTAAAGGAAAAAAGTTATCTGATCTCTTTGAAGAAATTTATGATAATTCTAGAGAGACTAAATTACAAGTTAAAGGATTAATTGGAGAACTTAAACCTCTTATAGAAAATATAGGAGATGCAACTTTATTAGTTCCTATGATAAAAGAGTATATGGAAATCGGAGTTAAAAACGATGAACATTTAATTAAATTAGCTACAGTCATACAGAGGTTAGAAGCTATACAGGCTAAAGGTAGTGAAGGTGAAATGTTTGACTTTTCAGAATTGCAAGATCTATTAGAGGAACAAGAAGAAACACAAACAGAATTAGAAGAAAAAATTAACGATACTAAAGAAGAAGATGAGTCTTAATTTATCTTTAAGTAATACATTAGGTTCTGGCGGTAGCTCTTCATCTAAAAAAGGAGCTTCTGCCCTATACGGCAGAGTCGTTGACGTTATTTTAGACGAAAATCATCCAATGTATAAAGCCAAAGGAGGAGGTATATCTATAAATGGCGTATTTTTTAAACCTTTAAATTCCAACTCTAATGAAAAAGCACTCGAAGATCTACCCTTTGCTTATCAAAAGAGCGCTCATATTAAGGTCGTTCCCCTTATAGGAGAGATTATTAAAGTAGAGCCTCACCCTGTACCTTCTAGTAATGACTTCAGATCTAAGACCCGTAAATACTACGAGTGTACTTTAAACATATGGAATAATGCTAATAATAACTTTTACCCAGACACTATAAGTAATCCTGACATAGATTTTAGTCAAGGCGGAAGATTTGTAGAGTTAGGTAATATTAACCCTATAGGCTCAGGCGCTGGAGACGTTCAATTTGAAGGTAGGCAAG